CGAGCCCTCAGCGCCGGTCACCGGATTGGCATTCACGAAGCGCGAATAGTTGCGCGTGCCCGGCGGCATCACGATAGGAACGGGCGGAGTTCCATACGGCGGAGAATAATCTATGACACGCTCTCCTATCTGTTCATTTGCGGCGTTGGCGCGCAGCGGACACAGTCAGCGACGGTGTTGGTAGATCGAGCGAGCTAATCGAGAATTCGCTTGCCACAATTCCCGGTGGAGGGGCGGGAAAAACCGGCGGCGTGTAGATCGGCAGTGACGGCGGAACCAATGGCGGCAGCACAATTGTGAATGGCCGATCTGGCCACGCGTCCTCATATCGACTCGATGGAAAGGTCGGCCATCCTTGACCATCGATAGGTTTGGGCGGTTGCAAATCGCTCACGGCAGCACCGGAGGCGTATAAGCTGGGGGCGTATAGATCGGATCGGGCGTCGTGTAGGGCATCGGCGGCGCTGTCCCTTCATAAGCTTCGTGCGTGCCCGCGTAGGGATCGCCGTACGGCTGCACGCCGGAATAATCGAACAGCACAACGGTGTGCGCAGGTGCCCAACGGCGAATAACGCATTCGAGGTCTTCCGCATGCGCGATCCGCAACATCGGATCGATGCCAGCCTGTCCTTTGCTGGCACGAAACCAAGTTAAACGCACGCGCCCGACCAGTACCGTCCATGCAAAGCGGATTGTCGGTGGGCCGATCTGCGCCTGCCATAAGCCAAGCGTGCCATCAGCATTCAGCGTGCGGGTATCGCCGCAGCGATCTAGGCCGCACATGAACGGGCGATATTCGCGGATGCTGATCGTGTATCCAAGTTGTGCCGCGACACTGATGAAAAACTCTCGACTCTGCGCGCCGAGAATCGTCATCCGCTGTACAAGATGCGTTTGCCGCTCGCCGATAGTCCATTGGTGTGGATACCAGCATGGATCGGGCAGGCCCCATGCCCGCTCCCACGAGTCCAACATCTCGACGGTCTGACGCGGATCGCTTTCGCGCTCCAAGAGATCGGCGGCACGCCCGTCGACAAATCCCATGATGCCCGCGAGCCCGCGCACCACCATTTGCAGCACGCTATCGGGCCAGCGCGGCCACGCGATGCCTTGCGGCAATAGCGCCGAGAGCGCCCACCAATACTCATCTTGCCCGCGCCGGATGTGGCGATCATGCGGCGGCGGCGCACCCGGCGTCAGATTTGGCGATGGCAATTGCGTCGGCGCTTGCGGTGGCGACGGCACGACCGGACTAAATGGCGTAACGCTCGGGCTGGTCATGGCACCGGATAGCTGATCGTGCCTAACACCGCGAGAGCGCCATTGTGCGGCATCGGATGATCATCCATGTAGAGATCAAAATCTTGCGTGACACGATTAATTGCTTCTGCGACCCACGCCGCCATGATTGTGGTGCCGGGCAAAAGCTGCCCGTTGATCGTGTGCGCGCACATCGCCCGCTCGGTTAGCATCGCCGCCACGGATTGCGCGACCTGCGCACGCAAGTTCATCGAATCGTTGGCGAGCGTAAGATGAAAATCGATGGGCTCGGGAACCGGCGAGGTTACATAGAAATCGCGCACCGCAACCGGCCGCTTTTTATCCAAATAGCCGTAGACCACGTTGATGTCGTCCATAGTCGGGAAGCCGCCGGTATCGGCGCGCAGCGCGTCGACCATGAAGCGCACGGTGACCGTGCCCATGCCAAGCTCGCGAGCGGCGACCCAGCAGCGCGTTACGGATGGAATCGACATCGCCCATTGCCAATAATCATCAGCGTCGCCGCCCATTGGTGGCTGGCGAATTCGGGCGAGCACGCGGGCGCGAAGTTGTTCGTCGGTTTCGGTTTCTAAGCCGCCGCGCAAATCGATGACGACAACGTCACCAGCAACGCCGAACTGCGACGTGGTCGGCGCGAGCAATGTGCCCGCCAACTGGTTGCCGCTCGAGCCGGGATTGAGCGCCTTGACCGCGACTTCGGCGGGTTGAAAAGGCAAATCCTGCAAGGTCAGGAATTCCAGGGTTTCGTAAGTGTCGCCGCTCGGTGCGGTCAGGCCAAAACCTTCGGGAATGAGCACACCCGGCGTTCCGGAGAATCCCACCGTGCCACTCGCTGGCGTCGGCGATTTGCGCCCGAGACTCCCGGCTGCATTTACAAGCCAAATCTGCCCATGCCGGTCGAGCCAAATTGTTTCGGCGGTATCGGGCATCAATTGCAGCGCGAGCCAATCGAGAAATTTGAGCAACAACCGCGCGAGGCCCGCTTGCGCATCCGCCATGACGCGCAGCACCGTGTTGCCGACGACTGCCGCACCCGCCAACGACGTGGTGATGTCGTTGCGCACCATCTCGCGGACCTGCCGCAATGAAGGAGTCTGCCACGGCATCAGGGCCGCCATCCGTAAGGCGACAACATCGGCTCTTCGGTCATCGCCGCCCACAGGTCTTGAAAGACAAGCTCGATCTCAGGCAATGGCCCGCGCCAGAACACCATGCGGACATCGACGCGCTCGCGGCCGATGCGCTCGGCTTGCACATCGACGGCGCTGCACATTTTCATGCTCACGAGCGGTTGCACCGCGTTGCGCGAATAGGTTTCTGCGCGCACGACCGTGTCACCCTCCCACGACCATGCATCGGATATTTTTGCCCGTTCCAGCAGCCAGTTTTTTGTCCCGATAGGCCAGCCACGCCAAATCGAGGCTGCGTCCATGTCGCCCCACCATCCGCGCCGGTCATCGCTATCGGGATCGGGACGAATTTCGCTCACATCCGCCAAGGCGTCGGTCATCAGCGCGACCTTGACGTAGTTCGCCAACTCTTGCCGCTCATCGAGCACGCCGGTCGGCATCAATAGCCAATCGGCGACGGTCTCGCGCAACGATGCGCTCGATACGATGCGAACGTCTGTCATTGATTTTCCTCAGAAGCTTAATCCGACCGGCGGCTGCGAAAGCACGCGCAGATGGCGCGGACAGAAGCACGGATTTATCACCCCGTTCTGCATTTCGATCTCATCCGAGCGCGACGGATCGGCGTAGATGCGCTGCGCCAGATAGAGCGAAGGCATGGGCGCGCCCGTGCTGTAGGTCATGAAGCGCGGTAGCTGTAGCTCTTTGGTCGCAAGATGATTGATCATCTGTCCGCTTAGTGCGTTGAGGCTCTGATAGTAGGAGATATCCAACTCTTCGAGGCCGAGCGCGCGCGCTGCCTCGAATGCGTCGCGCATGTGCAGGATCATGTTCTGCACTTCGGTTTGCGTCGGGAATGCGATGCGCGCGACGATCCTGCATTCTTCCGCAAGCGTCATGACCAATGCGTTTTGCATGACGACTTGCGTAAAGCTCGATGTGCTGGCCGATTGCGACATCAGATATTGCCGCGCCGCTTCGATCTCGGCGTATTGCGGGCCTGCGGCATCGGCAGCGAGAAAGATGGCCTGCAAATCGGTGCCCAGCGTAGTGCCGCGAATAGCCTCTTCGGCATGGTCGCGCAACGTCGTCACGAGTCTGCGGCAAATATCACGTGACGGCGTTTGCCCCGGCGGCAGGCTCATCAATATGTAATTGAGGAACGTGCGCAGCATCTTTGCCGCTTCGTCGGCCTGCGAGAAGTAGCTGCGCGGCCAGGGCGCAACGATCTCTTGCACGGTCAAGCGCGGGAAGCCGAAGCGCGGCCGATCAATCGTATAATCATTCGCCTTCAGTGGCGTATTGATTTCAAGCGTAATGGCCGGGGCAAAATCTAATGCGCTGGTCGAGAAATCGGCGGGCTTTGCGAATTGATAATTCTTGAGTAGAGGCGGCACGCCGAAGGCTGGCGCGGATACGATCATTGCATTGGTAAAGAAGACGTACTTCTGGCCGAAAACTGGCACAACCGGAATGCTTGGCGATCCGACCGAATAGGCGTTGGCATGCAGCGCTTGATAGACGCGCAGCGCGGGCAAGCTAGATGTTGGCGAGGCAACCGCGTAAGGATTGGCGGTAAGATGCTTGATCGATGACGCTGTCGTCAGCGTCGGCTTGGCAAGATCAGGCGAACCGAGCGAATACGCGTTAGCCGTATAGGCGACGCGAACCTTTAGCGTCGGGGTCGCGAGCGCGGGCGAGCCGACCGCCCAATCCGCCCCAACCAGCATGATGCCGGATTGAAAGGCGTTAGTCTGAAACGCAACCGGTGAGCCTTGGAATGCAGGATTACCGGACACGCGCTACCTGCGACCAATGCGGCCTTGCAAGACCGGACGATTGCCAGGAGTGCTCGCATTGAGATAATAGTTGCCGGGTTGTGTCGCGCCAGATGAGGCAAAAATCGATGCTAGGTGAAATCCCTCGGAGGGATTGTTGTACGCATATGCGGGGGTGTCCCAGGTGTTCGCATCTGCATAGTGCATGGAATATCCGTAGGCATCGGTGAAAATCTGGCTTCCGTCTGGATCGATGACGATCCAAGTCCTGAGCGTAATACCACTGCCAGAACCGCCGTAACCAGCACTCGCAAACCGTAGGTCAATTATCTCGTCTGCCCAATTGAGCCAACCGATACGAATCTCGGCGTTTATTTCCGACATGGATGTCGAAATCGCTCGACTGGCTGTGTAGTAATTTGTGCACAGTATCGCTTTGTCGTTGATCCATGAACGCACGGTGCGAAGCGTCGGACTATCTTGGAATTGCGACGACGCATTGGTGCGGATCATGCCGATGAGCGTGCGCGTCTCGTCGCCAGACTTTATCTCGGTTCCGGAATTGCCAGCGACGATGCTCGTCGCGTGTCCGGTGGTCGAGAAGTCCGCCGTGAGCACGCCAGAATTGCTCCAGCAATAGACGTAATACAACGTAGATGCTGCAAGATTCTGACCGGCAACACCGTTGACATAGACGCTCGTATTGCCAAGCCCGACAACGCCGCTGGACGGGATCGTGAAGATGTTGCCGTTAATGACAATCTGATTGCCCTTGAACGGCAAGTAACTCAGAGCCGTCGCGCTGACATATTTGAGCGCGCCGCCGATCAACAAAGGAGGTGGCGCAGCCTGCGGGGCGGGGATCGGCACACCTTGATAATCCGTCGCGCCCGTCGAATGAATATCGAGCGTGCCATTCTGCTTGATCGTGGCGCTCGCATTGCCGTTTATGGTCGCGCCGCCCGTGCCGGTGATGGTGACATCACCGCTGCCGATGTTGCGCACCCGCGTTTTCCAGCCGAGCGGCATGTTGCCGCTGGACGGCGCAGCGATGCCGACCGCGACCCCGGCGCCGTTGTTGTAGGTGACTAGCGAGAGATGATCGGCATTCGTGATTGTGTCGGTCGCCGCTGTGACGCTGCGATAACCCATCCACAAGTCGTGATCGGCATTCCAATCCGATGGACGCGCGAGCGTCGCGTCGGTGCCATCCGCAACCGATGACTGGAATTTATGCTTTAGGCTTTTGGCGGTCATGATCCGGGGATACCGATATCGAAGGCCGGAAGCGACCAAACATTTCCAGCGGTCACCCCCTGCGCGGCGGCAAGATCATTGTCGACCAAAAGCCGGGAATTGACGTTGTCGGTAACAGCCCAGCGTGAGGCATTCCCCGAACCGGTCACTGCACCGTTGGTCACCGCTACGGTGGTCACCTTCGATCCATTGGGCGAGCGCGCGGTCGGCCCCGTCAATGCAAGTCCGGCACCGAAGCTCATATTGCCGAGCGCGTAGGTCGTCGATGCCCCCGCAAAATCGAGCGGTTCTTGCGAGCATATAAAAATATGCGTCGCCGTTGCTTGAAGTTGAATGAGTCCATTATTGAGAACCCACGAATTCATTTTGCCAGGCATGACTCCTCCTTTCGCGGACGAGATGCCCGCGCTGAAACTCCCGAAGAAAAGAGCTAGATCAGAGCAGCGGTTGCTGACCGCTTGATCCGGCACCGCCGGACTGTGCGTTGAGCACGCTTAGTTGATTGTTGATTTGATCTGCCGTAACGAACATCGATTGATAGGCCGCTTGATCGATGAGTTGCGCCGTGTTGGTGTAAAGAATTCCGAACGCGGCTTCACCCGCCTCGATGAACGACATTTCGAATTGCGCGTAACCACCGCGCTCACGCGCCTCGGTCACCGAATAGCGGTCGCACATATAAAGCTCGGGGCCGACACGATTCCAATACGGATCGACCAGCACGCCGGGCTCGGGCATTTCCAATGCCTGAATCAGAAGATCACGGGCCTGATCATAATCGTTATACATATCCCCGACCATTTGGCCGGGATGGCGCTGGATCACATAGCCGACGATGGAATAGCGCCGCGCCTGCAACCCCATGTCTTCGCAGTACGGTGAGTCGCGTTTCGGATATTCGTGCAGCACGGTGCGACGGCCAGATGTGCGGCCTTGCTGTTCGACATGGAACGGTGCGCCCTTGAAGCTCGCTTGCCGCAACCGTGTGCGCCAGAGCGCCGGACTAAGGCTGCGCATCGAGCCGCTAAACATGCCGCTGACTGGTGGCGGCAATCGCGATGGGCGCAGCCCCGGCGTTACCGTGACATTCGGCGATGCCGGGCGCGACGGTGGCAACGGAATTGAATCAGCCAAGTTTTACCATCCTTGTGTGATGTCGTAACTGACGATGCCGTCGACCGTCGTCATCGTTGTGATGTTGTTCTTGTGACTGGTGCGCGTGAGTTGCAGCGAGGCGCGGCGCGAAGTCATCACTCCCAAGAGCGCCGTAAATTGCGGATAAGTCAGCGTGACCGGCGGACCGTTGAGCGGCGGCCAAGTGATATCGGGGCCACTCGCTGGCGTCGCCGCCACGGTCGGCGCGCTGATCCCCGGCGCGGTCGTTCTGCTACCCGGACTCGCTGGCAACGAAGGAGTAGGAACGCCGTCTTGATAAGACAGGCCCGGCAAAGTAACTGTGCCCCCGTCTGTCCCAATCGTGGCGCTGTACCCGCTCAAAGAATTAAAGTTCGCATTGGCAACGTTGACGTTTAGATTGTGCCCCGTTGCCTGACTCCCTAAACCGGCATTTAAGCTCGCGGCATCGCTCGCCCTTGCACTCTCTGCGGTATTGAGTGCCGAATTCGTGCTTGCCGACAAGAATTGCACTGCATTATCCGAACTTATCGCCAAGTTCTGTATTGCCGCATTCGTGCTGGACGCCAGCGCACCCACTGCGGAATTGATCGCATCCGTGCCCGATACGGCGGCAATCTGATCCGT